CGTAGTCTACTATGCAGTATGCGATTTCTTTTTTAATATTATAGGAGTATATCATGTGTAATAAATCTCAAGGTAACTGTGATAATCTAGCATGGTCAGGACGGTCATCTGACAAAGAACCTAAAGCTAAATGTGGCTCTACTGGTTGGTATGGTAAGCCTGTTGCTTGTCATGAATGTGAAAAAGCATATGATAAAAAATATCCTCATGGCGAACCACGATATATTGATGAAGACTATAATGATGAGAGATACTAATGACTACAGATAAATGGTATAATCTAGGATATGGTGTCTCGGCTGCAAATACTGATGTGCTTAACGAAACATATTGCATAGAATTCTACAATGTCTTTGGCAAAGTACCTGAGCCAAGATATATGTCTAGACCTGTTCTTCTAAATGAGATAAGAAAGTTGCAGAACTTTGGTCGGTCATCCAGGTAGAAGTCTACTATGCAACATGCGGTGGTGGTAGTCTACTATGCAAGGTGCGATTTACTTTGCACAATGCGTTTTTTTATTAACTACATGGAGTATATATTATGGATAAGAAAGATGTGTTAATCAATAAGATTTTAAATAATCTTAATGAGGATTTAATGATGCACCAAGATATACATGATGGTTGGACTATTCATGTGTTACTTAATGGTCATAAAGGTCTAAATGATTACACTCTTGGTGAACTAAAAGCCAAGTGTAAGGAGCTGGAAATAGAAGTATAATTTTATTAACTACGTGGAGTATATTATGGTAGTCAAAAATGTAACAAACAATTTATTCGATGTCTTCTGGAAAGATGGCTGGGATAATTGTATTCGTGTTAAACGAATAGGTAAGGACTTTAGAGTGGTTAAGGCTTATAAAAAACCACCTAGAGATGTCTTTCAATTTATTAAGAGGACTTGTCAATGAAAGCAATTACTCATATAACATTTAAAAATACTTATAGTCTTACTGACCCTGATTCATTGGTCAAACTAGGTGAGTTTCTAAATATTACAGATGATTTGTATCTCATTCGTTCTACTTACAAACGTAAACATTATGTAGGTATTACTGATGAGTATCCAAACGGATATGATTATACATATATTGATTGTTTCAAGCTTATGTCTAAACAATACTCAGAAAATCTAAGTGAACAAGGTGCGTATGATAAATGTTTAGTATCATGGGATGATGAACAGATTTATAACTTTCGTTATGGTGAAGTAGATACTTACTGTAAAGATTTACTAACTCGCAAATATTCTGATAGTCGTGCTATATTTGACGCATTGTATTACAAACTTAATCCATTACAAATGCGTTACAATGATGGTAGATTAAAGTTAGGTTTTAAGAATCATCTTAAACGTAGACTAAATGGTTTTGCTAAAGGTAGTAAAGTAACATACACTATGCTTTTAGAATTAGAAAATGAGATGGCTTCTAATTATCAAGATGATATGTTTCATCCAACTCTGTTAGACAATATGCGTCAGTATCTTGACAATGATGTTGGCTTAGAACAATGTCCATTTACTAAAGAAATAAATATCAGAAGTAACATGGTTAGATTTAGATTATCAGGTATTCAAACATACTGTCAAGGCACAATGACTGGTGATGATGTTAGAGCTGCAGGATATGAGTATGATGCAGAATCTTATTCATTCTTAAAAGAGAATGAGATAATGATTGAAGGTGTATGTTATGATAGTCGTTCAATCAAGGTTGTTAGATGCACTGAATGTAATGTTAAGTGTGTTGATACAGAAACAGTTGATGGTATATGTGTTGATTGTTCTGGTCGTGACTATCGTGTCCATAACTATACTCACAGAGTAGAAGAAACACTAGGCTTTGATAGACAAAAACCTAAGTCAGAACCTTATCTTGGTATTGAGATGGAGTTTCAAGTAGACAAGCGTAAAGCTGGTCGATTGTATGTAGGTAATACAATGTTTGGGCATGCTCTCATGAAAGATGATGGTAGTATAACTAATGGCTTTGAGTTAGTGTCTAGACCAGCAGGATATACAACACATCTAGCAAGATACGATTCATTCTTGACTGACTTACCAGAGTATATACATCCACATAAATCATGTGGTATGCATGTGCACATTAGTCGTAGAGCATTTACATATCTAGGTGCTGGTAAGCTTGTTGAGTTTATGAATCGTGAAGACAACAAAGACTTTGTTAAACTGATGGCAGGTCGTGGTACTACATCATATCAAAATCGTAATGATGATTATGATAAGTATACACCCTATCGACAAGCAGTTAAAGATAGATATGTTGGAAGGTATAACTTTGTTAACCTTAACAACAAGAAGACAATTGAATTGCGTATCTTTGCAACACCAGCTAACAAGTTGGAGTTCAACATACGCATGCAATTTGTAAAAGCAATGATTGAGTATTGCAAACCAGCAATACATAATATATCATTGGAGCAACAGACATACTTTAAATCTTTCGTAACATGGTTAGACAACACTAAGAAAGACTTTAAAGAATTACATAACTATATTAAGGAGTCAACAATATGTGCATAGCAATAATGAAATCAGAAAACAAAAAGATTAGTAAGACTACATTGCAAAGATGTTATGATGCTAATCCAGATGGTGCAGGCTTTATGTTTGCAGAAAATAAAGAACTGACTGTAAAGAAAGGTTACTTTACATTCAAAGAATTTTACAAGGAGTATAAACCACATGAGAACAAGCAAGTACTACTACACTTTCGTATTAAAACGCATGGTCCAATTGATAAAAACAATTGCCATCCGTTCCTTGTTAATAATGGGCTTGGTTTTATTCACAATGGTATTATCTCTGGTTACGGTGATGATAAACAATCAGATACTATAGATTTTAACAAGTCTATATTACAAAAGATTGTAGCTAAACATGGCAACATGGGATTGTTTGATGACCCAATGGTAGAGCTTATTGAAAATGTAATCGGCTATAGTAAGCTAGTCTTCCTAGATAGACATGGTAACTATCGTATCATGAATGAACAGAAAGGTTCATGGCATGATGGTATATGGTATAGTAATAATAGCTACAAGAAACCTGAACCAGTTACATACACAGGATATCAAGCATGGGATAAGCAAGGTACGCATCGCACTTCGCTGCCCATGGCAGCCAAGGACTCCTGCTCCCTCGCCTCTGGTGATTGGGTAATATGTAATGAAGACTATGACTATGGTATAGGTGATGACACAACAACTATTAAGAAAGGTGAATGGGTTGAAGTAGAAAATGTAGATAGTAAAAGTAAAACTTGTACACTAATTACTGGTGAATACAGGAACCCTACTATCTTTACTAAAGTACCTACATCTGTAGTAGAATCATGGGAAGATGCTGACTCTCATAGTTACAATAAGACGTTTGACTTTTAATTAATAGTATGGTATACTATTTATATAAGGAGTAAATTATGTTAACATGGTATATAGTAGTAGAAGATGAGTCGGGTAATAAAGTAGAACTACGAGATGTCCCGAAAGATGTTGAGGTAGTTGTTGATGAATTTATACATGATATGGAGGGTAACTAATATGTATGGTGAACGAAGAGATGAAGACTGGATTAATCCACCAGAACCAAAGGAAGAATACGAACCAGATGTAGATGCTATTCGTGATGAGATGTGGTTACGTAAGAAAGAAGAAGAAGAAAGACAACAGCAGATAATAGAATCATGCTGTCAATTAGGAGATGTAAAATGAAACTAGAAACACTTACATTAATATCTGGACTATTCTTTGTATGTACTATGTATGTACAAGCAGAAACAGTGTATACACCTGATGGTACATATACATGCACTGTGTATGATGACGGCACAAGGATTTGTTTCTAATGCGTTGCCGTGCATGTGATAAAAATCTATCTGACTATGAATCTACTCGTAAGCATCATGAATCAGGTGAGTTTGTAGACCTATGCAACAAATGCTTTGGTACTATACAAAGTGATGTCAATGACATTGACGAGCGAGAAGACTTGCGTCATATAGATGATGAATATGACGAGTAAATTTATAAAGCTAGGACCTTGCCCTCACTGTGGTTCTAGTGATGCTAGGGGTGAGTATGCTGACAATTATTATTGTTTTAGTTGTAGTAAATATGATAAAAAATCTGACACAGCCTCGTTGAGAGAGCGTATCAAACAGCGAACGAAACAACATGTGGCTAATGGTATTGGTCTCATTGATACAGTAAAAGAGATACCTCGTACTGCTATGCAATGGTTACTAAAGTATAACATTACACCTCAAGAAATAAGAGACTATGGTATTGCTTGGTGTATGAACAGACAGTTACTTGTGTTAATACAAAATGCGGGATACTGGCAAGCCCGTAACTTTGGCTTTGGTAACATGAAGTATATGTCTCAAGGTATGAAACCTCTTAAGATATATGGTGAAGGTAAAACAATAGTAGCAGTAGAAGATGTATTGTCTGCTATTAAGATAGCTAGATGTAGAGGTGAAGGTATCTGTGCTACACCTTTGCTTGGCTCCTCTATGAGCAAGCAAGTTGTCGCTCAGTTATCTAAGCAATATGACACAGTACATATATGGTTAGATAGAGATAAGGCTAAACAATCTATACGTATAAGAAACAATCTGCGTGAAGCAGGTGTAACTAGCAGGGCTATCATCAGTGCGCTAGACCCTAAAGAGTATAACAAAGAGGAGATATTAAAATGGTTGAAGAGTTAATCATCAAGCTATTCATGACAGAACGAACGGCATACGATAGATTCTACAAACATCTAAACTTAAGTTATATTAAAACTAACTTTGTTAGTTTATATAAATTATTTATGGTAATTCATAGTTACTATGAGAAGTCTGACAAGACTTCAATGAGTAAGAGTGATTTAGAATTAGCATATCATAGTAGTTATCTACTAGAAGATAGTGAACGCAATGAACTATCTGACCTATTAGATAGAATACTAGAGCTTAAGTTAACAGAACAAAATGTGTATGCATATCTTAGTGCACACAAGCAGCGATGTATTGCAGGTGAAGTGGCTAAACTTGCATTAGATGTAGAAGATGGTACGGCTAAAGTAGAAGAGTTACTAAATAAATTTAATGAATTAGAACATGAAGACACACAGGCAGAAGAGGCTAAGCCTGTTAACATGGACTTACATGAAATATATGAATCGCAAATCCAAACGCCTGGACTACGATGGCGTTTAGATTGGCTCAATAAATCACTAGGTTCTTTACGCAAAGGTGACTTTGGTTTTATCTTTGCTAGACCAGAGACAGGTAAGACTACCTTCTTAGCATCAGAGATGACCCATATGGTATCACAAACGGATGGTGATATACTCTGGTTTAACAATGAAGAGCAGGGTAAGAAGGTAGCAGTCAGATGTTTCCAAGCCCTGTTTGGTTTGACTAACAAAGAATTGTTTAATGATAGAGAAAACAATGCTAATAAATATAAACAACAAGTTGGTAATAGAATTAAAATATATGACTATGAAGATAGTAGTAGTACTAGTCGTATTGAAACTATTATCAAAGAAACTAATCCATCATTAATTATCTTTGACCAGATAGATAAAGTACGTGGTTTTAAAAGTGATAGGTATGACCTTGAACTTAAGAAACTATATCAATGGGCTAGAGAAATAGCTAAGATATATGCACCAGTCATTGCAGTATCTCAAGCAGGTGGTACTGGTGAAGGTAAAGTATGGTTAACAATGGATGATGTAGACAGCAGCAAGACTGCGAAGCAAGGTGAAGCTGACTGGATACTTGGTATTGGTAAAGAACAAGATAACACTAGCAACATGCGATACTTAAACATCAGTAAAAATAAACTGTTAGGTGATGAAGATACATTACCTGACCTACGTCATGGCAATCAACAAGTCATGATTAAACCTAACATAGCGAGGTATGAAGAACTATAAATATTATGAAATACAAACAGTATACTTTTGGAGGGCATAGAATATATGAACATAGATTAGTATGGATGAGACATCATGGTGATATACCTGATGGTATGCATATACATCATATTAATCATAATAAACTAGATAATCATATTGAGAACTTACGATTAGTAACACACAAAGAAAACTCAAATCAAAATGATACATGGGGTAAAGGCTACACCTATAGAAAAGATAAGCCTAGACACTATGAAGCAAGAAAATATAATAAACATATAGGCTATTATGGAACACCTGCTGGAGCTATAATTCAAACCAGAATGTTCCTTATTAATGGAGGTATAAGATGAGCTACTTAGTATTAGATGTAGAAACAACTATTAGTAACAAAGGTAATCCATTTGATAAGAACAACAAGCTATGTATGGTTGGATTGCTTACACCTGAAGAGTATGTAGTATATGATATAGAATACTCCGTTGACCCCTACAAGGAATCACTAGAACGAATCCAATTAGCCGTGGATAAGTGCGTTGTGCTTGTAGGGTTTAACATAAAGTTTGACTTGCATTGGCTACGCAGGTATGGTATTGACTTCACAGGTAAACGTATCTGGGATTGTCAGATAGTAGAGTATGTATTATCTAATCAAGAGTTAGCTTACCCATCACTTAATGGAACAGCAGAGTACTATAACCTGGGTAGTAAGCTTGATGAAGTTAAAGAAAACTACTGGAAGAATGGTATTGACACAGACAAAGTGCCACAAGAAATACTTGCTGACTACCTTAAGCAAGATGTAGAACTCACAGAAAAAGTAATGAAAAAACAAATGGAAAGAAGCAATGACCTTCCTCATTTGAAGCGATTGATATCTTTACAAAATCAAGACGTACTTGTCCTACAAGAAATGGAATTCAATGGTATGATATACGACTATGATAAATCTAAAGTATTAGGAGATGAATTACATGAACAAATCAGCAAACTTAATAAAAGGTTGTATGACTATCATTCTTACGATAGTTTTAATCCCAATTCTGGGGAGCATTTATCTGCTTTTCTTTACGGTGGGATTATTAAAGAGCGTTTTCAACGCCCCATCGGACATTATAAAACTGGCTCACGCACAGGCGAAGTTAAGTATAAATGGGATGAAAGAGATAAAGAATTCCAAAGACAAATAACTCCCCTGCCTAAGAGTGAACTTAAGAAAGAAGGATTCTTTAGTACTAATGAAGAAACATTACGTAAACTAAAACCTAAAACAAATGCTGGTAAAGAAATACTAGCAGCAATATTGGCACGAGCTACCATGCAAAAACGTATGACTACATACTATCATGGTGTGCCTGAACTAATTGATTCAATGAACTGGAGAGATAATAAGATACATGGTCAGTTGAATCAATGCAGGACTAAAACAGGTAGGCTAAGCAGTAGTAGTCCTAACCTACAAAACTTTGATGGAGAGATTAAGACTCTCTTCTTATCACGCTACGGAGAATAAATAATGGATATGGATGAATGGGAAATTAACATTAAAGACGCTGAAGAACAACAAGCACAAGAAGAAGCACATCAACACTTTACAGCACATGAGTTTAGTAACATGATACTATCTCTTGGACCTAATGCAGTACTGTCATTACTTACTGATGAAGCTAGGTCTGAGTTAAGAAAAAGTATTATTTTACAATATAACCACAGACTAGTAGAAACTACAGGATTATAATATGATACTTAACGCAGATGCAAAAGCTCTTGAATGGGTATGTGCATCCTTCTTATCACAAGATAAGACAGCACATCAAGAGATACATGATGAGATTGACCAGCATACAGATAACCAAAATAGGTTTGGTCTACCATCTAGATTGATAGCTAAGACGTTTGTCTTTAGATTAATCTATGGTGGTAGTGCATTCAGTTATGCTAATGACCCTAACTTTAAAGACATAGGTAATGAATTGTTTTGGCAAAATGTCATTGACCAATTCTATCGTAAGTATACTGGTCTTAAAGATTGGCATGATAAACTTATGTTTGATGTAAAGAAAACTAATCAACTTATCATGCCTACAGGTAGAACATACAAGTACCTACCTGAAACAAACAGTATGGGTAACATAAAGTATCCACGCACACGAATCCTTAACTACCCAGTGCAAGGACTCGGTGCTGACCTTATGACAATAGCTCGTATTAGTTTGTATAACAAGATAGCAAAGATGGAAGGTGTTAAACTTATTAATACAGTACATGATTCTATCATGCTTGACTTTGACCCAAAGGTATGTTATACTAATAGTATAGTACAAATAGTTAAAGAATCATTTGAAAATGTACCAGCAAACTTTAAACATTTGTTTGGTAAAGAATTCAACCTACCCATGAGGGTTGATATACAAGTAGGAGAAACATGGGGAAACTTAACTGACATATAAGGAGAAATATATATGCAAGTAAATGTTGTAGATGTATCAAGCTTGAATACACATCAAGCAAAGAATGGTAGACAATATCAATCTATTGAAATCATGTATAAAAATGACCAAGGACAGGCACAGTCTAAAAAACTAATGTCCTTCTCTAACCCTGCAGTATTCAAGGCAGCCCAAGAATGGGCAAAGGGTGATGTAATACATGTATCAACAGAGAAAGATGGCAATGGATATTGGCAATGGACAGCAGTAGGAAGTGCTGAAAGTACTTCAGATACACGTACTAATAATGCAGCAGCACCTACTCAAGCTAAGGCAACCACTAGAGTTTCAGGTAGTAACTATGAAACAAAGGATGAGCGTGCTGCTAGGCAAGTAATGATAGTCCGTCAATCATCATTAAGTAATGCAGTAGCTACCCTAGCAATAGAGGGAAGCAAGGCAACAGCTAATGATGTAATTAGTTTAGCTAAATTATATGAAGGATATGTCTTAGGTTCAGAGCCGTCAGGGGCTAGTATTAATGACCTTGATTCAGACATACCATTCTAATGGATACTAAACTAAAGACGAATCTAGGAGCTTTAGGAGGAGTACTACTCTTCCTATTGCTCATAGGTTACTATGACAGAGATACTCCTACTCAGGTTAACAAAGAGGAGGCTATAAAGGAGCATGAAGAGTTTGTTACTTCTTTTCAAATAGTTGAAATCATCCCTAACTTACCAGTTATAGAAGGATATGATAATCCTACAGTAGATGATTTACCTCCACTAACACTTGATGGTAGTCATCTTCCTATTATAGATGGATATAAACCTTTGGAAGTTCATGAGTTACCTAACCTAGAGGACTAGTATGCAGGCATTAATTGACCATGATTTAGTAGTGTTTAGATGTGCAGCGTCAGCTGAAAATGATAGTCTTAACATAGCAATCTATAGAGCAGAAGCATTGCTTGATGAATTGCTTACTAAGACTGGAGCAGATAGCTATCGTGCATTCTTATCAGGTAAGTCTAACTTCCGTAAGACTATCTATCCTGAGTACAAAGCTAATCGTACTGCACCTAAGCCCGTACATCTGGAAGCTCTACGAGAATATGCTCTAGAGAAACAGAATGCGGAGCTTGCACCTGATACATTAGAGGCTGATGATGCCCTAGGCATTAATCAGACTGATGATACTATGATTGTATCGTTAGATAAAGATTTACTAATGGTCCCAGGTAAACACTTCTCATGGGAGATTAAAGGTAAAGGCTGGACAAAGCCCGATAAGTTTACTGAACAGACAAAGCTAGGAGGATTGAGATTATTCTTTGAGCAATGTCTTAAAGGTGATACTGCTGATAACATCAAAGGTATCGAGAAGATAGGTAACAAACGGGCTAAAGCTTTACTTGCAGATTGTGTTACTGAACAGCAGATGTTTGATGCTGTTCGTAATGCATATGGTAATGATGACGAGTTCATTATGAACGCATCAGTACTATGGATAATGCAGAATGAGGAGGATGTATGGAAGGACAGGTTTAATGCCTACGTTCAAAAGTAAACTAGAAGTTAAAGCTTGGGCAGTACTCAAAAAACATTTCCCAAGTGTTAAGTATGAACCTGATGTAATAGAATACATACAACCCATCAAGTCACGGAAATATAATCCTGACTTTCGTATGGCAAAGAATGTATACATAGAAGCAAAGGGTAAGCTTGACTTAGCTACTAGACAAAAGATGGTTTGGTTTAAAGAATGTAATCCTGAAGTCACCATAATTTTCTTGTTTATGAATCCCGATAACAAGATAACCAAACGCAGCAAAACAACATACTGGCAGTGGGCTGAGAAACAAGGGTTCATGTGGCTAGACTTTAGAAAGGATTGGATAAATGATTATAAAAAACTTAAAAGAAAGTAAAGATGGTAGTGTAGACTTTGATTTTAAAGTTAACAAACAAGAGACAGAGTTCTTGTTATCGTTTGCTATCAAAGCTCTCATGCGTGAGGGTATAATTAAAACAGCAGAGGAAGAGTTCGCTGAAACAGAAGTAGACCTTCCACTGGAGACTATGCAATGAAGAAACATTTAGTAATAGGAGATACCCAGGTTAAGCCTGGGATTTCCCTATCTTATTTAACATGGATAGGTAGGTACATTGTTGACAAACAACCAGATGTAATTGTAATGATTGGTGACTTTGCAGACATGCCTAGCTTATCATCCTACGATGTAGGTAAAAAATCTTTTGAAGGTAGAACTTACAAAGCAGATATTAAAGCTGCTCACAAGGGCATGGAAGCATTGCTAGCACCTATGAAAGCACTTAACAAAAGACTAGCTAAAGCTAAGAAGAAGTTATACAAACCTAAGATGGTACTAACTATGGGTAACCATGAGCAACGTATTAACACAGCCATTGAGTATGACAGAAAGCTAGATGGTCTTATATCATTTGATGATTTACAATACAAAGAAGCAGGATGGGATGTAATTCCATTCTTAGAAGTAACTAGTATTGATGGTGTTGCATACAGTCATTACTTTGCTAGTGGTGTTATGGGTAGACCAGTAACATCAGCACGTGCTTTACTTACTAAGAAGCATATGTCATGTGTAGCTGGGCATCAGCAAGGACATGATATAGCATACGGTATGCGAGCAGATGGTAAACAAATGACATCTATCATTAGTGGTAGTTGTTATCTACATGATGAGTCATACTTATCTCATCAAACTAATCAACATTGGAGAGGATTGTACATGTTACATAATGTAGAGGATGGTTCATTTGATGAATGTGCAATACCATTACATTATTTAAAAAGAAAGTATAGGAAATAGCTTGACTTTCTCTGTAATATATGCTATAATATTATTATGACAGCAACTAAAAAACAAGTAGGTGGTAAACATTATACTAACTATAAGATACAACCTATAGAATTTATAACAAGTAATAACATTGGTTTCATTGAAGGTAATGTTATTAAGTATCTATTAAGATTTAAAGAAAAGAATGGGTTACAAGATTTAGATAAAGCTATACATTATATTGAAATACTAAAAGAACTATATCAAAATGGAAAAACTTAAAACAAAAAGAGTTTGCAATAAATGCAAAGAACCTGCTAAAATCTGGGATAAAAGTCAGTGGTGGTGTTCTATTGATAGTAGCATGGGTAGTTACAACATGCGTGGTTATTGCATAAGGGAGAAAAAGAAATGAAAAATTTATTTACAACAACCATAGGTCATCTAGTTATAATAGCTGTTCTTATTGGTTTATATGCTATAGTGGTATTTACATTATAACAAAATAGGGGTAGCTTTGGTTTCGACAACATGTAACATTAATTTAGCATGTTGGACGCGAGTTCGATTCTCGCCTACTCCACCAACATAGGAGCAGATATGAACTATAGAAACCTAAATTTACAAAGGATTAATTATGCCAGGAACTAATGGTACAAATGATTACGAAATTCCTGGTGCAAAGTTAAAGACTAGTGTACCAAATGATAAATACAAGAAAGGGTGGGACAGAATCTTTGGTTCCAAGCCTAATGATAAACAATTTGATAAGGTCAAAAAGACTAAAGGTCGGTCATAACTATGGCTCTATCATTCAAAGAAGTCTGTGAAGAATTAACTAAGCTAGATGAAACAACTCTTCTTGAAGTACTAGATATATCATCAGAAGATATAGTTAATCACTTTCAAGACAAAATCGAGGACAATCTCGAAGAACTATCTAATGATTTAGATGAACATTCTAAACAATTAGACATATTTAACGAAGAATAACAGGAGATAGCATTGGATATTTACCAATCGGTAATAGCATCATCAAGATATGCACGTTTTATACCAGAACTTAAGCGACGTGAGACATGGGAAGAAACAGTAGACAGAATGGTTACATACCTTAAGTCTAAAAACAAAGGATTAGACAAAGAGTTTAAGGATATACGTGAAGCAATACTTAATTTAGAAATCATGCCTTCTATGAGGCTTATGATGTCAGCAGGAGAAGCATGTGAAAGGGACAACATTGCTGCTTATAATTGCTCTTATTTGGCTATTAATAATAAACGAGCTTTTAGTGAAACATTATACATTTTAATGAATGGAACAGGAGTAGGATTTAGTTGTGAGAGACAAGAGATTAGTAAACTACCTAGCATACCAGAGGTACTTAGTAACACTGATGATACTATTGTTGTTGGTGACAGTAAGCTTGGCTGGGCGAAGTCGTTTAAGAAACTATTA